TTTAATTGCATTGAAGTTATTCCATCGGAACCAACTAATTTCCAAGGTGGCCCAGTCTCAATAAGAATGGATCTCGCTCATAACGAGGAGGTTCTAAAACAAATTTTGCAATTTACTCCTGCCGAAGTTACTACAAAGAAGCCTATTGATAATGAATTATTGTTTTGCAAAAGAATACAAAGGCTAACTTATGAAGCGGATTCTTTTGATGAAAAATTTGTAGATGCCTTAAAAAAGTCAGGTACAAATACCACCTTGGTATGTACTGATAAAAAAAACATAGATAAAGAAAGAGTTAGATTCTTTGATTATATGATACATCAAGACAAAAAACCTCAAATTATAAAAGATAACAAAAAATTATTGAAGGGTGTCGATTTAAAATCATTAAAAATAAAAAGCAGAAAGAAGATTATTTGCGGTAATAATATTTATGAAAGTCATTACGATAGGAATGAAAGAAAAAATGCAGATGATTTATTTGTTGACTTAGATTGGCTTATGATTTATAATACCGTTGATGACTAAAAAGAAGATTTACGGTCCCGATATCTACAAGAGGGATATTCATGGTTTATTAGAAAATGTAGATTACAAATTTAATGATGACGGATCTGTAAATTGGCGGGCTATGATCAAGCCTGAATATCTTTATGCTAATAAAGATTGGTTTGAGGCTAGGAAAATGGATGTTCCTACTAGCACTGAAGGATTGAAAGATAATCAACTCTTAGTAATGCTAGGAGGTATAAAGGAATTAGCAAAGCTCAGAGGATATACATCAGTCAATTTTGATGTAACTAATGTTACAGAAGAATATGTTGTAGCTAAATGCACTATAACTTGGTGCAATAATTATGAGTCTGTCTCTGAATATTCTGTAATTTACTCAGATACAGCAAATGCAACCTTAGATAACACGGATTCTTTCTGCGCTAAATTCCTAGAAACTATTGCTTGCAATAGAGCTTTTGTAAGATGCGTTAGAAATTATCTAGGCGTTCATATTGTTGGAGCAGATGAGATAGATAAATCTGAAAACAAGACCCCAATACAAAAGAAATCAGGACAAGCTTCTCAAATTTTTGCAATCACACCTACTGGAACATTACAAAAAACTTTAGCAGAAGTTTTAAATATTACTGACTTTGATGACTTTAAAAATTATCTAAGAACTTTGTGGAAGAGTGAAACCTACAAGAATGAAGACATAAAAGACTGGAACAGCTTTAATGATGTTCCCGCCAAAGAGTGCAGAATACTTATAGCTCTTATTAGAAAGGCTCAAGGTTAATATTATAAACCTAAATAATTTCTTTGGGCGGCTGTAAATCTTCTATTAACTAAAGGCTTACCTATTGTTTCCATACCTCTACCAACTGTGAACTCTCTATCTGGTGGTATTAACTTTAATGAGGATTCTCCTATAGTTGTAGTTATGCCATCCGCACCAACAGTAAGAGAAAAAGAATTTACCGTTATATTAAATGTTTCTGGTATTTCTAAACCGTAAACACTTTTTTGAGATGACTTAAGCGGCGTATTTAATATTGTTAGATAATCCTTGTTAGCAGTATCTCTTAAAGCTTGCATTTCAGTTGTTGATCCATTTGCCGAATTCAAATTTAAAGGCATATACTGTTCAGTTTTAGGAGCATCTATTATATAATTTTTTAAATCATATCTATCAAGTAGCTCTTGTATTTTTTGGCTGTCATTACTACCTGTTAATATTTGATTTTCTCTTTTTTCATCTCCATCAGCAACTTCATTTACAGGTGTTTTTGATCTTATATAAGTCAACCTTAAACTTTTTTTACCAAAAGCATTTGTTGTTGCTAAGTCGAATTTTGCTTTAGAATTATTTCTAATAGTTACAATCCAATTTAATAAATCTTGATCTAAAATTCTTCTAGGGCCACCTATGTATTGTTGCCCAGCGGGAGTAGATATTATTTCTATAAAATCAGACAAAGGGTTGAAATCAACAACTTCTTCTTCCTGTACATCTAAAAACATTTTACCCCAAGGCTCTTTAGCAATGAAAAAATATGGATTAACGGCAGTCGCTTTAGCTTGACCTCTGGAAGCATTGAACAAATCTTGAATTGTCATATCTTTCCATTTTTTTGTTCCATAATTTTTTACAAATGTTGAAACATCTTCTAGCTCTTTTATATCTACTAGTTTTTCGTCTTTCCTGAAAGGACCAAGCATTGTTACATTATTAGTATTCTGGAAATTCATTCTTTCAGCCTTATATTCGCTATACCCATTTGAAATATAAAGACCGCCCGCAAAATCAAAGAATCCTTTGAGATAATCATAGAGACCTCCTTTTTTACCGACTTGAGATGGCATTTTAGTAAGTGCCTCAAAAACACCATTTTGTTTTAGTTCTACAAGTCCAAAATATTCACACTTATCTAAAATTCTATTATCAAAACCTTTAGGAGTGTTATTAGTTACTACTGGTTGAAATTTACCTTCCCCTAGATCCAGTGGATTTTTTTGCTCTACTTCGTATACAACTTTAGCGGGTCCACCTTTAATGTCTGGAGAGAACTTTCTTCTAGTTTTAGCCTCATCACCTAATGTAACATCATATAAATCTCCAAAGTCAACCCAATCAAATTGTTCGTCACCAATCTTATTTAAAATTAATAAAAATAAAACATACTTATCAAAAGCTTCAGTTCCTGCATTTTGAGCGAAGAATATAAATAAAGCTTCGTATATTTCTCTGCCAAATTGAGGATTTATTAGATCCAATAGATCAACATTTTTTAAGTAGATAGGCTTAGGTCTGTCATCTTTTGCTGGAGACTTTTCCCCTTCTCCTTGTTTCTCAGTTTGACCTATATATACATTTACATCTTGTGGAGCAAATTTATCTTCTGTAAAAGTCGCTGAGACTATATTATCTTCTGTAGCTTGAGTAAAATCAGTAACAGGCATAGTTGCAGCTATGCGACTGTCTATAAATTCCAAGACTCCTGTATTTGGATTTACAAAGTAATAAAAACCAAAGTAAGAAGCGATAGTTCCCGTTACACTTGCCAAAGTCCCGCTAGCTTCAAAGAGTATCTTATCAGCATCATTTACTTTCTCTAAACCAGACTGCTTTATCCCAGCAGCTTCTAGCATTTGCAAATATTCTGTCAAAGTATAACCAAATTTTAAGTCATATTGAGCTAAATCTGGTTGAAGCAAGTAAGAGGTTTGAACCATATCTTGATTTAAGCAAAGATCACTTACTAATTGCCCATTTTGGTAAACTAAAGATATTTTTACACCTTGAAAATTTGCAGCGGTTTCGTAATTATATATTTTTCCAGCAACTAAAATTCTTTTATTATCTAATTCTTTTATACCTAAAGATGGGAAAGGAGCTAAAGGGCTGCCTGTAACTTCAGAAAAATAAGGAACAGAACCAGAGTAAGAATCCCCATCTACAGGGGGAGCATTGATACCTCTTACTAAAACTAAATAAGAATTTAAAGTTAAAGAAGTTATATCAGAATAATTTCTTGTAATTACAGTGCCTACAGGATTTTTTGATGTTGTTTTAGATGTGCAGATAAATCTGCCAAGTAATTTATTTATTCTTGAATCTGAAAATAAATTTTTGTCTCCTATCTCGCCTCCTACAATCCCTAGAGTTGGAGATCCATCTGACTTTTTAACATCCAAAGAAGACGTAACAGATGCGGTGTGACCTCCTGCACCATTAGTAAAATTCATATTTATATCTGTAATTACTTCTAAGCTCATAATGATAAATCAATTCCTGTTGGCTCTGCTCCAAAGTCTGCAACAATTGCCTGTTCGCCTGTTTTAATAATAGTTACACCCGTATACAACTCTAGATAGTTAGCATCCAATTCATCAAGACCGTTTAGGTAAAATTTAGTTTGGCCTTCAATAAATGAAAAACCATAAACATCTGGCGTAGAACCTGTAATCTGGTTTTTCCTACCTTGTTTTATAAAAGCAAAAGCTTTAAAATTTGATTTATTAGCTGTTGTTATTATTCCTCCATAACTAGAGCTATCAAAATTCAACATAAACTGAGTTCCAACTCCAGCAGAAACCCCCACACCTACTCCAGAATATACTTTTTGACCATTCAAGAAATAATCAAAGTCTTCAAAATTTAAATCTGTAGCAATTCCACTAATACCAGAGTTAAGTGCAGGACCAAGATTAGCACTATTTGTCCCCAAGCCAATTGCTGAGTCTCCAGTGTATTTTTCATATTTTACATTATCACCCGCTTTTAAAGGAGTTCCAGATGATGGAAAAATTCTAGACTTATCTAAATCATTTGTAGCTCCAGTAGTTAAGAAAAAATCCCCAGAAAAAGTTTGATAAATTGTAGTGTTTGGCCCCGCCGTTTCTGTAGGAATCTCCTCAAAAAAAGTTTGACCATTAGAAGATAGTTGCATCTTCTTTTCTTCTGGTATTAGAACTCTATCATAATAAAAGTGATTTTGAAAATTAGAAGATATAGCCTTAACATCTTTATATCCACTATTTATACAACCAGATATAGTAGAGTCGCCTGTTGATAATATGTAATCGTAAATCATAAACGCTCCTCCAAAAAGTATATATAATTTTTCTTAAATTTTTCAGCATCTCCAGTAAGAGTTATACCTGAAACTGGTATTGCAGGAATATCTATAGTTTCAGTTAAAGCTGTTTGGGTGACACCACTGATTTCATTTAAAATGCCTGTCATTGCCACCGATTCGTAAAGGTTCAGAGTTACTGTACCTGCACTATCAACTCCTTCTGTTTCTACGTGAGTCGCTATATTCGCTCCTACATTACTAAGACCTAATGTTGCAAAGGCTCCAGAGCCAGTAGGAACGTAAGTATATCCAGAGTTTGGGTCTAAATATCCTATTTCTTCTTTGTAGAATGTTTTAACATCTCCGTTGTTTAATGTATAATACTTGTAATATTTATCTCCTTCCTCTACTGCTTGAGATGAGCTTTCTGCCGATGATCCCGTTTGCATATCTCTCCCTGTAGATATTGTAAGAGTTCCAGTTACATTAAAATCATACCCAGTTATCCCTGTTTTATAAATTATGCTCTCAGAATAACCTGTTACTTGTTCTTTTGTTGTTGATGCTCCAGACGAATAAAAATAATCACCTACTATTCCGCTACCTATATTCATGAGTATTTTACTAGGTACAAACCCAGAAAATAAAGCGAATTCATTTAAGTATCCACTAAATGATGTGTCATCTCCATCTGACTCTCTATAGAAAGAATTAGAGCCTCCAAGATAGAATTGATCGCTATTTGAAATAAATTCAGTATCAATGTTAAAAGAATGTTTTTGAATTTTTTCATTTAGATAATCAAATCTAGATATTTGAAGAACATCATTACCTAAAGAAAAAGAAACAATATTTCTCTTAGACAGTTCAATATCAGAAGCTATGTGCATAAAGTCGCCACCTTTATCAAATCCTTGATAAAATAAATGGCCTCTATCTGTAATGCCAAAGTTATAACCTTTTGCGCCTGTCACAACTTCCCCATTAATAGTTTGAGAAGTTTTATCTAGAGAGCCAAACAAAACTCCTCCTGTTACAAGATTATCTGTATCAAATTCAAAATCAAATATAGCACTTAATAAACTAAAGTTTAAATTAGACGCATCAACTTTAATATTCGAAGCGCTTAATTTAGCTTTATTTTCACTTAAAAATGTTCCAGTAGCATACGTTCTCGCGTCTGCTTCCGTTCCAGCTCTAGAATTTATTACAACTCCAGCGTATGCAGTTGTATTTACTGCTGGCTGTTGGTTATCTATTCTTGCATCTACGTCGCTTGTAAAAGAAAGAGGTGTTCCTGTGCCACTAGTAAAATCATAATATATCAACAAATTATCATTGTTGGTGAAATTATGGTTTATTGTAAAATCTATTCCGCTTACTGACATTAATAAAATCTGCTAAGGTTAAATGAAATAGTATTGTCTCCTAAAGACTCAGACTTTGACTGATCAAAAACTCCAGTAATATATTTATTTACAGTTGTTTCTAAAGTTGAAAAATCTCCTGAAGTACCCTCAGCAGATGCTGACACTGAATAAAGTCCTATACTTCTATTCTTTGTTTTTTGTTTCGCAAAACCAGCTAAAGATGGTTTGATACCACTTACACCTATTGGTTTAGTATCACTTATAGATACTTTTAAATTTTTTAAATCTCCATCACTAAGGTCTAACTTCGTATCAAAAGAAACATTATAATTTATTGTTCTATCAAATGGATTTTTATCTATACCGCTCTCTATAGCAACTGGGTTTAAATAAACACCCGATATGCTGTAACCCGTAGCGCAACCTGTGAAATCTTTAAAAGCTTCTGTGGCTAAAGCAAAAAAGTTTATACCGCTTAATTCATTTTGTAAATCAAACCACTGTGGAGAACTTGAAGGATCTCCGCTTGTGTTAGAAAAGTTAGAGTTGCTGTTATAGCTTAGTTGGCCATTCACCGTAACTTTTGTATTTGCATCATCTTTTGAAGACGAAACTGAGGCGGATTTAGTATGAAGAACATTTCCACTTTGTTCTGTATTAGTTTGATCGTTAAAAGTAAAAGTAAAATCTAATCTATTACTTCCTGTATTTAAGGTATAGTTGTAAGAACTTGGATCTCTACCTATACCTTCTGTAAAAATATAAACACCACTTTCGTAATCAGATAAAGAAGATGCAATAATGTTTGTTGCAACTTCTTTTGCATTCTCTGGAGTAAAGTTCCCCGTAGTTAATAAAGCTCCAGTTAGATTTGCATCCATGGAACCTTGTAAACTACCATTAACTGTTATACTAACTTTTCCATCTTCATCTAAAGATATCGATGAAGAACAATCTAATACTCCACTCAAACCAGAAGCGATTCTATTTTGCGTAGTAGAGTAAATATACTCTTCTGTAGTAGAATATACATTTGCGGCTTTATCTATAGCCTCAGTTCTAGATTGTAGAAATGCATCATGACCACTTTGGAATAAACTAATTTGACTTATCCCGCTGCCTCGGCCAGTAACAAAATTCCTAGCATTATCTAAAGCAGAAACTCCATCTCCCAAATTTAAACCTTTTGCCGAAACAGTATGTGTTGCACTAGTTACCCTTCCATCTTGTTCTGCAAAACTCCAAGAATCTTGAGGATCTGTTATTCCAAAGAAATTACTAAAAGATCCAGAAGAATAAGCCTCGAAAGAAACAGAGTAAGGTAAAGTTGTCGTTAAGTCTGATTGAGAAAACGATATAGAAGTTGGTTTTGCTCCACTGTAAACCTTACCTTCTGAGTCTCCTGTTATTTTTAATGTTTGAAATTCAGAAAGCAAACCTGTTATCATTTCCCCCTTCTGCAAAACAATGCCACTTAAATCAGAACCAGTTAAAGTTCCTATAACACTTATATTATCTATAAAAAAATCAGACTGACCGCTTATAAATATAGGACTAGAACTTTCCGCTATAAATGGAGAGGGAGCGGGGAATGTGTAACTTCCATATGATATAGTAGGTGCAGCCATTATATATATAAATAGTTTATAGTTCTACTAGCGGTTCCGTTTCCTAACTCAAGAGAAATAACATCGGATGTTATACATGTTATATCTCCAGTAACAAAATTATTCAAATCAGAGGTCTTAGTTTCTAGATAATTTTTAGGCGCATATAAACCTAAAGATGGATTCATTGTTGTTTGAGCTGTAACTGTAGCAGAGCCAACAGTCTTTAAATCATTTACAACAAGCTTTTCATTTAAATCAGCTAAATCTAAAACAACCTGACTTCTTTTTATTTTCTTATTTCTACTTAAATTGACTTTAAATTTTAAAACTCCATCCCCTTGATTTTGATAAGAAGGGTCAGTAGTAAAAACTATATTCTCTGTAATATTACCTTCTGTTTTGTTAAAATTAGAAGATCTATTTTTTTCGTAAATTGCTGTAGCTTCAACAAAGCAAGTTTGAATTTTTGACTCATTGTTAGATTTTTGAGATATCCAAAAAGTTTTAGCATTATCAAACTTTTCCCTATCTGTCTTACCATTTGATTTGTAAGTGGCTGAAAGATTATACTCAAGATAAGCTCCAGCTTTACTTTTGCTCACTGTATATACAACAGTATCACCTTGCCTGTTTTTTGGGTTTGTAGAAAAAGCAATAGAAAGAGTGGCAGAGTTGCCATCAATTTTTATACCTTTTTGTATTGAAGATGGCTTTCCGAATTGAGTTTCATTATCAGAAACTACACTTGCTATAATTGTTTTTATAGCTGTCTCTAAAACATTTTGAGAATCTAATCTTAAAGAAGTTAAATTAAAAGAGTAAGTCTTATTTAAAAATCCTTGTTCATCTACAGCTATCTCTTGAGTTTCTTGCCTTGAAATATTGTTTGTATCGTCTATAAAAGATGAATTAAAGTTTTCGCTTAGAGAAACTGTTAAATTAACTAAGTCATAATTCTCAGTTAATAAACCTCTATAGTCTTTATCAAATTTTGCATTTTCTGAAATGCCGTCATTCTGATAACCAAGGCTTGGTCTATTAGCAAAATAGTATTGAGTTAAAAATACTTTGGCATCTTTTAAGAAGCGGTCTCCAGCGCCCTGTCTGTATTTTAAGTTTATATCTCTTGTATAAGAGTAATTATCGGCTGATCTTGAAAAGTTGTAACTTTCGCCGAAAGATTCAATTAAATGAGGGTTAGGTAAATACTTTGCAAATACTTTTGAAGAATAATCTGATAATCTTCTAGATTCTGATATTACAATACTTACAGAATCAGAGCCAACTAAAGCTCCCTCTGAAAAATTAACGCTTTGTATTCTACCTTTTAGAAATTCATCGCCGCCGATTCTAGCAACTATCTCTGGCTTATTGTAAGCTTCTTTTACAGCATTTCTACCGACGATCAAAAACCCATCGCCGTTCTCAAAAGCAACATCAGCTAAATCCAATGTATATGTAGCTGTTACCTCATAACCAAAAACTTCTTCAGTTTCATTGTAAGAAAATGAAATTTCTGAGGAAGATGCGATTATGTTATTTGCTAGAATACTTGCCATTTATTAATTTGCTGATGATACTGTTGCTGGAGCTTGTGGTGTTTGTAATCCAGTTTTTTCATTCTCTAACGCTGTAACTCTGCCTAACACCTTTTTAAGCTCCTTTTCCATTTTTGGTAATTCGTTAACAGCCGTTTGTATTAAAGCTGCCGTTCCTGCGGCTAGCTCTGAAACCGATTGATTTAAACTTTCAATATTCTTGAATGTTTGATTTGTATCTTGAACTCCTTTTACAGCACCTTGTAAACTTTCACTTATTTGATTTACTGCCTCGACTGCACCCTTGGCTGCATCTCCAGTAAACGTTTTACCAAAATCTTCAATACCCTTTTTATTTGTTTTAACAGCATTTTTAAGATCAGATATTTCCGTATTTAAATCCGCAGCTTGCTGCTCATAATTTGTACCTGACCTTTCCTCCATTTTCTTCCTAAAGTCTTCGCTAAATCCAAATTTACTCAAAGCTTTATCTCTTACACTAGTAACATTAATACCTTGACCCGCCAACATGTCCTCTACACTATTTCCAAAAACATTTGCGGTGTTTTTGAATTTTTGACTTGTCAAAACTTGGTTAATAATCGCCATTACTTTTTGAGTATCACCCTTATTAGCGCTTAAAGCTTTTTTAACAGCGTCAAAATCTTTTTGAACTGCAACACCTCCTGTAATTTGACCAAATGCACCTAATTGTCCTATAGCTTGTGACTTAGCTTGAAATCTTAGATCCTTTGCTTGTTGTCTTTTATCTGCTATTTGTTTATTTAAGTTTGTTATATTGTTATTAAATTTAACAGAACTTTCTATAACATTTTCTCTTAGTTCTTTACTAGCCTCAACTATTTTTTCTTTTAATTCTTGGCCAGCTTCAGATGCTGGGTCAACTCCTACAGCTTGTGCTTGTAAAGCTTGAAGGTTGGCCCTAGATTGATTAGTTTTAGCCATAGCTTGATTAACACCAATTCTCGCAGCAACGTTTTGAGCGTTTGGCCCTTCTGGCAGAGTTAATCCAGCCATGATCCCAGTTCTTTCTGTTGCTATACCAGACTTCCTAACACCTTCTGATGCGGAAAAATTGAGATTATCCTTTAAATTTTTAACCGCACCTCTAGCAGCCCTAAGCTGAGGCGCTAATTTTTCAAGCTCATTATTTAATCTTGTCTGCTTCTCTACAGCTTTTTTTACACTTTCTTTAAATCTATTTTCTGCAAGAGTTCTGTCTAAAAGTGAAATCGTGCCATTTGTTGTTGCTTGCCGAGCTTTCTCTAAATCTTTTATAAAGTTTGCTTGAGCGTTTGCTAAAGCAGAAGTTCCTTTTAATCTACCGACTTGACCAGCACCAGAACCACCAGTTTCTCTCATTAGACTCTGCAAAGCTCTTTGATCACTTACTTTTGCTCCTGCTAAATTAGAATCTAGTCCTGCGCTTCTAGTTCCAGCACCAAGGAAGTCACCTTCTGTTATTTTATTACCTAAAAAATCACCAATTGGCTTTCCAATATTAGCCCCCACTTCAGCCGCAGTTATAGCTAACCCAACAGGACCAGCAGCTCTAAGCGCCAATTTACCAACACCTTTTGCTCCAGCCTTCAAACCTACGCCTTTTATAGCACTAGGAGTTTTGATAGAACCTCTAGCAGCCTGTTCTTTAAAAAATTTTTCTCTTGCTGCGTCACTTACCGCAGATGGACCCTTTACCCCAAATTTTCTATTATCAGGTATTTTTAAATCCTTAATCGCCCTTCTTTTTTTTAATTCGTCAATTCCAGCTTTTGTTGCTTGCCCTTTTCTTGATGGGGTCATTATTGCATTACCAACATTTTTTGGCAAATCTCTTCCTCTAGTAGAAAGGAAAGATGCAAAAGAGGAGCCGACTAATGGTATTTTACCAAATCCTCTAAGCGCACTTGATCCTACAGCTCCCGCCCCTTTCAATAAGCCTCCTCCTACAGCTCCTGCCCCTCTCAATAAGCCTCCTCCTATGCCCAATCCTGAAAATGTAGTAACAGTAGCTAAAACTCCTGTTAATACCCTTAAACCTTTGCCAAAGGCAGTTAATTCAGTAGTAACTTCACCTAACTCATTTTTCACCTCTTTTGTTCCAATCCCAAAAGTTTCAACCAATGTCTGTATACCAAACAGAGCGCCTATAGCTCCTGCTCCCCCCATTCCACCACTTTTGCCTTTCGCGTATCTAGGGATATGACCTCTAGCAGCCATTCTAGCTTTTGGTTTAGCAAGTCTTTTTGCTTGGCCATCTTGCAATATTTTATGAATAAATGATCTCGCCGCATCTCCTGTAGAAGATCTTTTTGCATCTGCTCTACTTACACCTTTTGGAAATCCAAATCTTCTTTTAAACTTGTCACTTGCCCTGCCTCCTTCTTCAAAATCAAATGGAGCGGTCTCATTAGCATTTTGATTGAATTTAGTAGCAGCACCCATTCCCGCTAAACCCATCCTTATGGCTGACTCAAAAATACCACCCTCTGTAGCTGAAGAGAAAAGTTTCGTACCTTTTTGTTTTTTTAATTGACTAATTATGTTTCTTTTTTCGTCATTCTTAAAAGTATCACCAATCATCTTGGAACCAAAATTAATCAATGGTCCAGAAAATTCTTTTGTTATAGTCTTACCGTATTGACCTTTAAAGCTTGGTGTACTATCCTCTATAGACCTTACATTTAAACCGCTTAGAACTATTTTTTTTATACCTTTAGGATTAGATATTCCTAAGCCCGCAATGGCATTTTGAGTAGGCCCAGTAATTTTAGATGTACTTACTCTTCCTCCACCATAATCACCCCTTTTGGCGACTAGCATACCATAGTTATCACCTTCCAAAAATAAAGTTCTACTTTTCTTTTTTCGTGAAGCAGCTCCAGCAGCAGAACCAGTACTTTTTGAAGAGTTTTTTGGTTTTCTGCGTGGAATATTAGCTGCTGCATACATTGGTATAACCGCAGAATCCCTACCACCATTAAAGTTAGGAATCTCCATTTCTTGGTTGTTCATTATGAACCTACGACCACCTATTGTACCTTGACCGAAATGTGCCCTAACCCCATTAGAGGCTCCTAGCCCCATAGCCATAGCTTCCTCTTGCTGAAAACCAGATGCAAAACCTTTTCCTCTTCTACCTTTAAATTGACCAGTAGCTCCACTAAAGGAAGCAACACCTTTAGCTCTCGCTGCAACTGCAATAGACTGAACCAAAGCAGCCTGTTGTCTTAATAAATTATTCTCTGCTTTTATCGCATTTATTATAGCTTGTTCTTTTTGAGCTTGTGAAGCAGTGGTGCTAGTTATTATTTGTCTTAGTTGTTTATCTTTTTGCAATAAACCAACTATACCAGCTTCAATATTTTTAATCTTTGATGATTCTGAACCAATAGCAAAAACAGACTTCAATCCATCTTTTGCAAATTTAGCAACAAGAGCAAATATTTTAACAAATGCTGTTGTAAAGATAACTACAGCAGGGCCACTGAGGAAAGTTCCTATTGTTTTAAATAGACCTTTTACAAAAGCATTTCCTTTCTCTGGGTCTAGGGCTTTATCTAAGAACTCAGTGAATTTAGTTGCTAGCCCTAGTAAGTTTTCTAAAAGCGGGCCAAAAGTAACAGACCCTATTCTTTCCGCCAATGAAGTGAGTCCTGCTATTAAAGTATTAATTTGAGCTGCTATTGTTTTGTTTAATTCAGCATTCTTTTGAAACGCTTCGTTAGTAGCATCAGAAGCTGTTTTAGCTGCTCCTGCAAATATTGATGTTTCTGAACTTAAATCTTTTAAAGCAGCACTAACTACGTTTATCTGGAAAACTCCACCTGCTAATTCTTTAATTTGAGAAGCTACAGTAGGATCAGAGATATTCTCTAAAGCATTTGAAAGAGCTTGAAGTTTACTAACTCCACTTTGAGCCGCATCAATTTGAACCCCTAACTCTTTTAGAGATTCTATAGTGTCTCCTCTTGAAAGTCTTGTAAAAATAGACTTAAAGGCGTTACCAATAACAGCGCCACCTCTAGCGGTCTTTTGCTCAACGGCTGTGATCAACCCCAAAAGCTCATCAAAGCTAACACCAGCATCCTCCGCTGTAGATCCAGCACGGCTAAATGCTTCAGCCAAATCTTGAGCAGATACAGCAAAAGCGGTGTCAACAGCAACCAACTTATTCACAATCTGGTTTGCACTAAGTCCAGCAGACGCAAATCCATTTATAGCGGCAGTAAGAGCCTTTACAGACTTTTCTGCATCAAGTCCTGATATTCTTGTTAAAACCAAAGAAGCTTTTAGTCTTTTAGCTGTTTCTTCTGCACTAAGACCTTGCCTTGCTAATTCCGCAGCACCCTCAGATACAGTTCCAAATGCTTGTCCTGTCTCTTTTGCTACTTGGAATATAGAGTTTCTAAATCTGTTAAAGACTTTTTCGCTTGCTTGAAATATAGAGTTTATTTCTACTAATTTCTTTTCTACTTCTATAGTAGTACTTACTAGTTTTTTAAATGCCTGATTAACACCATTTAGAACTGCCGTTGTAGCTCCGAACGCAAAAACACGAGCGGTAGAAGCATCTAACGATTTTTGAAATTCTGATGCTTGACCCGTAATACGACCCAAAGCAAGCTCAATCTTCTTCGCAGAAGCGTTTAAGCTTCTGGGATCAAGATTTACATTAGCGGTTACGTCAAAAGAGGATGGCATATAGTGTAAATTACACTAATCAAGACAAAAGGTCTTCAGCTTTAAGTTGTCCACCACGAGCTTTCATCCGCATTTTAATATCATCTATACCCTCTGTTTTACCTTCTTCTTTATCTTTTGGCTCTTCGTAATCATATATTTTAACAGGATCTCCCGCTATTTCATTTGGTATTTGAACATTTTTTATTTTATTATACAAACCTCTAGAATAGGAAATAAGGGCTTTTTGAAAAATAGTTAAAGTTCTAAAATTAGCATCAAATAATTGAATAGGGCTTTCTGTTGACATAAAAACCTCGAAAAAGTGAGTTAAGTAAGATGCCTTTAATAAATTTTCTTTCGCAGCAAGTTCCGCAAATTTTGAAAAAACCAAAGCGCCAATAAAAGCTAAATCTTTTTCTTCTAGTTTTCTTTTAAAGTCCTTATCATAGTACAAAGCGCTTTTTAACATTTTGCCTATCTTTTTTTGTTGAGCTAAAGCTTCAGCACTAAAATTTGTAATTTTACCTTTTTCTTCTTTTAAAGACGCAAGCTCCGCTTCTTGTTCTTTTATTTGAGCGTCAAAAACTTTTCTTTGGTTTAAGTCCTGTATCTTATTTAAAGATGAATAAGAGTGCTTGATAGTCCACTCAAGGCTTTTAATTTTCTCTTCTTTTTGTTTAGTCCAAGAGCCTACTTTATAAGCTTCCTCTACTAGTTTATCTGTAGTTTTTATACCATTTTTTTGAGCTTTCTTAAACTCTACTTGCTCATACTCTTCTAACTCAAGCATTGCCTCTAATGAAAAATGCTTAAAGTAGTAAGATTCTTCGTTTACTTGAAACTCACTATAACCTCTAGAGATTTCTAATATAGCTTGAGCGGGAAGAAACTCATTTTTCATTTTCGTTGAAAAGATCCTTCATAGCTTTATCAATGCCTTTTTGATCTTCTCCCATTTTATTAAACCATATAGTAATTGCTTTGATTAAAGTGTCATATGATTTATCAAAAATTTCTTTAGCTTTTAGCAAATCTTCATTCTTAATATCCTCATCCCCATCAGTGATTTTTAAGTAAAATGCCCTCTTATCTTCAAAAGTCTCGCCTTGGAATATAGGGAAGTATTCTATCTTATCATCAATCTTATCTTCATAATAAGAAAAATTAAAAACAAACCATTCTATTAGCTTTTGTTCAGCTTTAGCATCAGCAGTCTGGGAGTATTGGCTACTCATTGCCATTTGCCATTCTTGTATTTCTTTTTGAGTTGATGCAAACTTTTTTTTGGCATCTTCAAGCTTTTTACTCTGTTCTTCATCTAAATCTTTAGCTCCGCCATAAAATTCTACAACTTTAGAAGCTTCTAGATTTTCAAGCATTACGGTTTCCATTCTGTCTTCATCATTATCAGACATAATATTACCCATCCTTTTGCCCAACATTGCTTTAGTTAAAAAACCAGCGTTGATAAATTCATTAAACTTCTGACCATAGAAAAATTCACCATCTTCAACCTGAGAGGGCGTAGGTTTTCTTATACAAACTTTATTTTTTACTGTTTTTTTAGAGCCTCCTGATTTTACTTTTCGGCTGATGGGAAAAGAATATAATATTTTCATACAATATTATTATATTAAAAATTGATATTAAAATCAATTAAATTAAGCGCCTTGCCCAGTGACATTAACCTGCAAAGTGGAGTTGCCATGCTTTTCAAACTCTATGTAATTTGCAACCTTGCTAGAAGTAGCGGGAACCATATTATTGGCTATTAAAGTATTATTGAAGTAGTACTTAAATTTAGAATTATCATAATCAAAATGAGTTTTAATATTCACATATTCGCCACTTCTATAACCGCCAAAAAAATGACCACTTTGATCTACAATGTGACCTTCTGAGCCAGTAAAACTAAATATATCATACTTTACGCCAGCTCCAGTTTCAGCGACTGTAAAGTTGAAACCGCTATAAGGAGCATCAATGTAAATATCTACATCTATAATGCTATTTTTAAAACCGTCTAAAGATCCGCTTACTTTCATTTTTTTACGCAGAATGTGTAAGAAAAGTTAATAGAGTTATTGCCATCTAAATCAATAGACTCAGAAACTGATTTTAAAGAGCATTGTTTCATAGTATATGACATTTGAGTTAAGCCATCATCACTTTTTAAATCTACACTCATTGTTCCTGTATCGACAACTAATGATGATAAATCTATACCTGTAACAGAATTTTTCAAAAAGCTTATATCAAAAGAGCCATCAATGGGTAATTCTGGATATCTAAATTCAGGAGTTCTTGAACCAAGTATATTGACTGGTCTTCTAGTTATTCCTACATTAATATTAAAATTTTGTATATTCAAAGTTGAAGTGCTGCCACCCTCTGAACTTAAACTCGAAGAAGTGATTTCTATATTTCTAGGTATAAAAACATTAAAGTTATCGCTAGATAAATCAGTAAAATCTATGGAATTAGATGCAGTATATGATACATCATCAGCTTCATAGGAAGATGTACCTCTAACAAAACCTCCAACAGAACCTTCTAAACTATAAGAAGTTAGGTAAGCTCCTGTTATTGTATTTTGGCCCGCAAAATCTCGAATATTAAATCCATAATTTCGCGTAGATAAAAAACCGATTTCTTGCTCTTGAAATGTATAAAAAGGATCTAAAGCGCTAGCGCCAGTTGTAAGTAAAATAGAATAAGAAAAATTGGTTGTTTGATTAGAATTAAGTATTCTCTCTTTATACGATAAATCGCCCAAAGGTCTCAAGTCCGTAGAACTTTTATCTGTAGAAAAGCTAATTGACTGAACAGCAGGTACTCTAACTCCAGTATAAAATAACTGAGTTTCGCTAGAATGAACTCTATCTAATGCCATACTGTATATTACACATAAAAAAGCCCCGCCCGTAGGCGAGGCTTTTAAATTTATGTAATTCTTTTAGACTACATATGTATTATTTGTTGACCCAGTTCCATCAACAACGCCATCAAATGATCCAGTATAGAATAAACCTTGACCTGTTGTATTAGGTCCACCAATCTGTGCAGAGAATGTAAGGTCTACAGTCTCATTATCATCTAAGCCTTGACTAAATGCCTGACTATCTAACTGCGCCCCCTGAAGAATGAATTTAGATGCATGATTTCCATTTCTATCAGTGATAGAAAGTGTTATATTAGTCTTTTGATCTCCAGCAGTTCCAGTAAGAACTAAATTCAAAGCACCCGCGTCAATATTTTTTAATAATGAGCTAAATGACATAGTAACATCAATTGGGAACTCAAGCGGTTTAGCAACAGCTCTTGCTTTACCAAGGGCTTCAATGTTACCTCTAGATAAAGGAACATCAATAGACGCACTTTGAACATGCATATCACTAAAGTTAGTACCTCCCATGTCGAAACTAGGAGAACTAAATGTAATTGTAATATCTTCTGGTCTTAAAACAGTTAATGAAGAATCTCCAGTAGAAGGAGATTTAAATGTTCCATTATCAAGTACACCAGCCAAAGATCCTGTTCCAGCTAATCTGTTAGCTTCATCATCTATAGCTGGATTTATAAATCCACTATATGTATCAGCTATAAAATCTATATTTGAAGCCTCTGCCTCAATATCAACTCTTGGAATATCTCCAACAGCAAAACTTGCAGAATAATTATTAATAACAACATTACCAAAGTTAACTGCATCACATGCCGATCTAACTGCTGGCTTTATCAATTCTCCACTATTAAAAGCATCAATACCTTCTTTAGCTGTTAAAACATAAAGGTTTTTTACTTTTTTGTTTGGATCTTCAGTTATTATTCCTGATATAAACTGACCTAACGGATCGCCAGCACTAGTGATGCCATTATCACTAAAGCCCAACCTAGCCTCATTTTCCCCATCGGTGAAATAATATCCAAAGGAAATACTAGGATTTAAGTCCGACATTGTTAAAGAGTCAATTCTTGCTAATTGACCAAATTCTCTAATATCTTGCCTTGCTCCTGCGATGTCGATGTCAAAGGAAAAAGTGTCGATACGGTGTAGCTGATCAGGTATATAACCAGTGGCGACAGGGTATCCTGTGGGGCCAACAAATACAGCTTTTGATTGTGAAATTACTCGTGTTCTAGTTGCCATAAAATTTAAGAATAAAAATGTTTAACCATCTTTACACTATTTTATAGCCTAGGGAAACGGTAAGTACATAAATCAAAGTCTATAAAACCAATAGAAATGCCCTTATTTAAGTTTTCTCTTAGTTGCTCTGAAACAACTTTAGATACAGTTACATTGTCAATATGAGTAGTTTCTGGGCTTGATAACCCTGAAATTAGCCCATCATAAGTATAGGGATAATTTTTTATAGAATAAAATGGGCCATATGGAAAATCTTCATAAGGCACATTTTTAAAGTCATTTCTAACTGAATCTCTAAATAACGACATAACAGAATCCATGATATAATTATCAGAGCTGAGGATCATAACCCTTACTCTGGACTCTGTATTCTCTTCACCGCCAAAAGAAAACTCTGTATTATCAGAAGAAGCTAAAGAAATAAAACAAGCTGGCAGAAAGAATACTTGCTCATCCAACTCGCTATCTTTTGAGTATTGATAAGGATAACTAGCACCAGCTTCTTTGAAATCTGAATGTAAAATAGTCTCTAAATCACCATCGTAAGAAATATAAGTATTTACTTCTTTTACAGTAGAATTAGCGGTCAATGTTAGACCAGTACCAGAATATACAGGAAATATCAATCTTCCGTTATCGTAATCTGTAAATACTCCGCCATTATTATCATAATCTCCAGTAACAAAACCACCATCTGAGAAAAACCCAGAATTAGGGACATCGACATTGTATTCTCCTACTAATTGCTTGAATTGGCCCTGATACCCATAATGACTACTTGGAATATCAGGGAAATCCACATATTTAAATGTATTGCTAACTCCTGTAGAATAAGCCTTCGAATTATCTTTTAATAAATAATTCTCAAACCACAAGTAAAAACTTGATAGTAATGTCTGATCAAATTGTGCCTTCATTTAGTAAAATTGACTAAAGTTCTTTTAAAATTATTTAAAAGTCTTGTTATGTATGGTGTGTTTCTAAAAGTTACACCAGAAGACTTGTTTTTGGCTTGTAAACCTGTTCCAGCCCTAGATTGTCCGAAACCTCTAGAGCTATACAAATAACTACCAACATTACTCATTCCTTTTTCTATACCATCAACCCAGCTAGATCCAGATGCCCAAGGCATAGGTGTTAAGGCATAAATCTCTTCTATACTAGGAATAAAAAAAGTTATTTTATATTTTCCTGTTTTATTTATTCTTCTAACCCTGAATCTAAATTTTTGCTCAAATATTTTTTCAATAACATCAGTCGGGTCTGTCCCAGCATCAAAACCAATAAATGAAAATAAGTTACCATAACCTCCTAAAACACCACTAGTATTTGAAGCTGTTGGGCCAGCTTTTAATTCTACAGTTATTTTGTTTGTTTTAAAGTTTTTAACTAATCTTTCCTGCTTTTGTTGCAACTTAGGAGCGATATAGTTTCTTATAGTTGTCCCCATTGCCCTGTCGTTATCGACAGTTAACTCTTTTAATAACTCTTTTGCGTTAACTGTGACTTGGAATTTACCTGCTGATAAAAAACCTTGTCTTGGCATTAGTTTTCACGTTTTAAATATATAGAATAAAATTGAGAATCAAATGGGCCTACAATCTTAGGATCACCATCTACTACATAAAGTTCATCATCAACTTCTATTCTGGAGCATATTTTAATTTTTTCATATGCATCTGACTTGACTTTGATCCGTATTTTGCCGTCAGAGGCTAGCAAGTTCATTTGGGCGTTCGCATCCACAATTTCCTCTGGCTGCCTGTTATTGTAGAATATACGCGCAGCAAAGGTGTATTTTGTAAGTATATTGTCATTAGATGGCAAACTTGCTGTATTTTTCCTTCTACCATACAAAGGATTGTAATTTAATTCTGCTGGAACACTAGAAGCCTCTTTAACATAAACATAAATATCTCTAGCAAATGTATCATGGACATCAGATAGGGCGCTATTTATTGCAGTCTTTTCTGCATCTGTGAGTAAAGATGCCATTAGTCTGTTTCATCTGGAATTAATATAGAGGAAGTTCCATCTGTACCAGCGACTTGAAGTGGGGAAGATTTTGTAGAATTATATTGATATAAAAGATTGTCTAATCTCTCAACAGCCATTTCTTCTAAGTCTCTATATGTTTTAGCAACAGAATTTTTATTTTGTCTTTGTAGAGTTGTATCTCCCTCTTTGATTGTAATCCAATCAACAGAAGAGTCATAAGTAAACCCTCTAAGAGATTCTCTGGCTGATTTTTGATAATAATGAATTTCATATAAACTTCTGAAAATCTTTTTCTCTATTGGCATTAAACCAGAGCCAGCGGCATACTCTATAGCTCCTGTAGCATTTCCAGAAAATTCTTCATGAGTTAGACCATTTAGCTCACCTAAATTAACTTCCAACCAGCCAGAAACATACCCAGTACCATAAGTACCTGTATCATTTGGAAAGTCGTATGTAATTATTTCACTAGCTAATTGCCCAAAGTCATTCATAAAGTTATAGTAAATCTTTAAATAACTTTACAGTTTTTTCATAGTCTGGGGAACTTGGGTCGATAATTGGTTTAGCGTTGCCTTGTACAGTAACGTTGTGTTTTTGGGCGTAAAAATCGAAAGATTTAAGTAAAGACTTTCTCAAAAGATTCATATTTCTCTCTCTAGGAACACCAACCCTTGCAGCCATATCTGTAAGATCTGCGGCAGATAAAGATTCTAATTTCTGTCTAAAAACATCTCTATTTAAAGTGCCATAAGGATTCATTTGAGGCATTCCAAGTAATTCTTCAAGTTCTTTAACATCATCTAAATCTTTTTGTCTTTTGTTTCTTTTCTCTTCATTTGCCCCTTTTAAGACATTTGCAAGCCTTACAGTTGCCTCATCGTTTGCGCTTTGTTTGCTGGCATAAGACTCAAAAGATTGAAGTAAAGATTTTTTTAATAAAGTAGAATTCCTTTCTTTAGGAACACCAACCCTAGCCGCTAAATCCTTAAGCTCAGAAGCTGATGAAGAATTTAATCTTTCTTCAAATACATCTTTACTCAAAGTTCCATAGGGGTTTAGCTGAGGTCCACCAAGAAGATCATCAAGTTCTTTTTCTTCTTTTATTTCTTCCATCCCTCTTTCTTTGCCATCCGTTACATCAAATTCATCTAAATTTTTCTTTTCTACACCCTTAGATACCGTCATTTTCTTTACAGACTTTTTCTTGCTCATATATATATAATATCAATTTTAATTAAAATATCAAAAAAAAGAGCCGCCCCTTTCGAGGCGACTCTTAAGATATCGAATGCTTGTTTGTCGATTAAACAGCAAGTCCGATAAGAGCGCGGTCATCAATGCAGATGCGGCCCTCTTCGACTTTACCGTAGTAACCAATCTTGTTCTGGCGAACTGAGAACTGGTCATCAACGAGAACTTGCAACTCTGAAGGTGAGCCTTCACCGATAACAACAGGACGTATAAGAGCGTCTTTGCTGCGGTCGATACCGATAACGATTTCGTCATCAGTTTGACTAAAGGTTCCAGTGTTACCTCCACCTACAACAGTAGCACCCTCAGCAGTAACAACTGCTGCGAAAAGCTTGTTGAAGGTTTGGTTGATACCCATCTGATTGATCTCCATGATATTAATACCATAGAAAGATGGAAGTCCAGCGGCGCTAAATAACTCTTGACGAAGAACGTCTGGAGCTACTTGACCGTCTGCCGCAGAAGCAGCACCACCATCAGCATCAATTGTATTGATTGGGTTGTAAGCCATAGAGCGGAGCTGCTCAACCATTTCTGGAGAAACTAAAAGATCCGTGATCCCAGACTTAACTCCACCAACAGGAGTACCTCCATTGAAGGAACTGTTAATACGCTTGCTCTTTGTGATCAAGCGGTTGAAGTCGTCAAGGACGAAACGGTTTTCAGTTGTGGAGCCAATGATTTGGCTACCAGCAGTTGCGGAAGTTCCCTGTCCTTTAACCAATGCAGTTGCAAGAACATTAAAAGCAGTTTTAGTCTGCTTAAGTAAAACTTCTTGAGCCATCCTAGTGAAAGTCTTGCTGACAACATCAAGACGAGCCTTACGAACATACTTACGGTCAAACGCAAGAGCGCTATCAAGTGTGTAAGTGCTGAACTTAAGCTCGTTGTGAGCAGGAAAGACTTGGCTGTATGGAAGGCCACCAGCTACTTGCTGAGAATACACCTGAATGTAGTCCTCATCAGTGATGTCGTGGAAAAGATCCAAAGGCAAAGAAGGATTATCATCTTCACCATACGAAAGGCTGGTGTAGAGATTTCCAACTGTTGGAGCGTTGTTGATAACTTCAGAGACCACTGGTCCAAGAAGATCAGCTACTGCTGCTTGTGCCTCATAAGCTTCCTCACGATTATTTGAACCCATTGCTCTCACAAGGGCCAATTGATCTTCGGTTCTTTTGATTGTAATTTTCATAAGTAATATTTCCTCCTAATTACAGTTCAAGTTTAAGGATTGCGTATGAACCAGCGAAAGCATCAGTTGTGTTAGATGATTCACGCTGACCTGTGGCGATAAATTTACCAACTGCTACGTCTTTCTGCTGTGTTGAAGCCGCAGAGCGAGCAACACCAGTAAGAGTTCCGTTAGTAGAGCAAACAGCAAGAGAGTTGATTGCAGGAGCTAAACCTCCAGCAAGCGCTCTTGTGTTAACAGTGAAGAGACCTTTCGTTGCGATAGGTACAGCTTCTCCAGATACGACACACTGAAGCTCTTCTTTCTTCTCTGGATAGTAGAGAAGATTTTCGCCATTTTCATCTTTTGCACGGACATCCCGTAACATAATTCCCAACGGAACCTGAGTTGCCCCAGTACCTGTACACTTAGTAACTTTATAAGTTACCTCTGGATACAGAGATAGTCCGTGGCCCAACGTATTGTCGTAAGAATTACTATCGGTTCTTTCGACATACTTAACAGGCTCATTGTCTAAATTAGCAGAGCTAACTCTAACAACAGAACCCGCTTCACCCGTTTCGGCATCAAGAGAATAGAAGTTTACAACATCATTCTCATCGTATTGACGAAACGGCAATAAACGTGTAATTTCGTTTGCCATGATTATTAGTATTTAATAGTTAATAGTTAATTGTTTAATTAGGATACTTCTACAGAGAAGTTCTTCTTGAGTCTTTCGACCAAAGAAATCTTTTCACTAGCGTCAGCATTGTTGTTTGGAATTGAAGCCTCTGCTTCTTCATCCTCTTCAACTTCTAACTCTTCTGCTGGTTCTTCTGGCTCAGGCTCAGGCTCAGGATCGGCTTCTGGAGCCTCACCCTCTTCTGCTAAAGCTTGTGCTTCAGTTTTACTTGCAACAGCTTCCTCGATTCTTGCTTTTATCTCAGCCTCTTTAGCTTCAATATTAGCCTTGAGTTTGTGAGCAAAGATAACCTGCAATTTACCTTTGTAAGCTTCAAAAGCTTCTTCAGTAGATTCCAATTCTTTGACTTCAGCAGTGACTAACTCAAGCTCCTGCTCATTAAGATCGTAATCATTGTCGATAAAATTCATTCTATCGTTGAAAAGATCAGCAGTTGCTTTAGCTTCAGCTTCAGCTTTAAGAGTTTCTAATTCCTCTTTCGTAGCGTCAAGGGCTTCCTTAACTTCAGAAAGATCGGCTTCAGCCTTGGCTTTAGCCTCCCGCTCAAGCTCGACCTTGGATTTCCAAGACTCGCTGTGGTCCGTGAGTGCATCACGCATAATTTCGCCAATAGTTGAAGCTTCAGACTCTTGCTTCACTACAGAAGCAACGCTTTCGCCAACTTTAGCCATAAGTTCATCGAATTGTTCTTTGTCCATATTATTAAAAATAAATTTAAATTTGTCTGCATTTACATTTTTATTGCTATTTAGGGAAATTTTTTCTGATTCCATTTTTTCTTCTTTAGGCTCATCAGGGTAAATGCCTTTGACCGCAGCGGCAGGATTTCTTGTTAGAGCTGCACCTAGAGGATAGGTTTCTCCAATAATTAATCTATTGACGGGTACTCCATCATCATCTTGCCCTTTTCCACCTAAACCCTTTAAATACTGCTTTTTTTCTTCTTTTTCGCTACCAGTTAACACTTTAGAATCTTCTAAAATATTTGAACCGTATGTCACTTCATATTCTTTAAAGGCTAGTTCCCAACTTGCAGAAATGGATTGATAGCTCTCGTCATTATCGTCAGAAGCCTCCATTATTGCATCAGCTAATTTTGGGTAGATTTGTTTATAAATAAGACCTGCTGCATTTATATAGTAAGGCTCAGTTTTGTCGGCATAAGATTCAATGTCGTTATTTTTAAAGTCAAACTCTCGTGTAGAGAAGGACGCATTAATCATATGGCCGACTATTTTATCTTTTTTATGTTCAATATTTATTGGCTTGTTGATAAATCTTTTTACGGCAGCCACGGCTGTCTTGGAATCAATCCCATCACCATTTTTATTAAACTCGTTAACTTTCGCCAAATTAAATACAACTGGCAGAACATCTATATTCTGTTCTGGATCAAAGTCTTCTGGGAGTAATGATTGAGCCGCCTCTGCTATAGAACCTTCTGATAAACCGAACGCCTCAAATTCCTCTTCTTTTATTTCTCTTATCTTGCCTTCAAATTGGCAAATATTAAAATCATCCAATTGCATAACCTCCTTTACACACAAATTTGCGTAGAGTGATATAAAATTGCAGAAGATAAATCATCTAGCTGATGTTCAGCGCCTAACTGGAGAACTTTATCATGAACTCCAAGAGATGCTAGAGAATCTAAATTAGCTACAACCTCTGCAAGAGACTCATCCCATTGAGTATGATCTTTTGCTACTATAATAGACTCACAAGCGCGAGATACTAATTCTTTCTTTTCTTTAGACATTCTCTTAAGACCGAACTTGGCGGCAAATTCTCTAAATGCTCTAAGTTCAAATTCATTAACTTGCTTAGTAGCAGCAATAATATTTTTCTTTGAGAAAACTTTAGAATTAGATACTCCTACTGGTCTGCCACCTGAAGGAGCTACAGCTTGTGGTGTATCTGCTGGAGCAGGTTTATCAGGAGTATCATCGTCATCATATAAGTTAATAGTATTAACTAGAGGCATGTAATAACCTTTTTCTCTTTCTTCTTTAAACCTGTCTTGAGCTGGAGCCATCTCTTCTGGATCTGGGAATGTACCAGTTGCAACAACCTTCATTCCTTGTTCTGGAGTAATTACTCCAAGCTCCATAAGTCTTGTAGCTAGCTTAGTTAAGTTGTCATCATCTAATGTGTCATTCTTAACAAACTTTACCTCTGGCCAAGAACGCAAACCTGCATTCTTACAAATTCTTCTTATTTCAGGGTTTATAAATTCTTTTAAAAATAAATTTCTAGATTCTTCTAGTCTCTGGAAAAATACTTTCATTTTAATTTTGCCGTCTGAGTATTTAGTATCACCAATTAGAATATTCTGAAGACCTTCTTCAATATCTTTGTTTAATACCTCATACTTCTCAGAGCCAACAACCTTCCTAAGATCAGGAATAACAAAGTCTGCTTTTGTTGTATAGTCAGATACAAGAACTCTACCAACACTCTGGTTTCTAAATATCTGTTGCATAGCAGCTAAGTTTTTGTGATTAACACCACCCTTATCAGGTTCAGCCCCCATGGTTACCAGTAGAACTACATTTTCAATAGAGCGGCTAATAGCTTGATCTATTTTCTTTAATTCTATTTTCTTGTTTAAATCATCAAGTACAGAGAAGCCCGCTGGAATAGCCATTGGCTCATAATCTTGTTTCTTAGCAAAGACAGGATGCAAATAATCTGTATCTAATTCTATATAAAGTCTCTCGCTGTTTGCAGAAGTACCAACCTTAATTCTTGTTTGGACTTCTTCTGGTAAAGAGTTGAAAAGTTCTTGTTCGTGTTCTGTTTGTGGGTTTTTAAGTCTTGCTATCTCAAAAGGAGTCAAAACTTTAAAATAACTATAATCAGTAAAAGAAACAGAACCCTTTGTTGCCACATCAGTTGGGTTTATAACCATATACTTAATAGGAACCTTTGATCTTGAGCTAGCACCATAAGCCTCTAAAACTTTTTGGCTATTTCTGAGAGGTAGTACACCGTCAACTCTATACAAGAAAACATTGCCTGATCTGTAGTACTCTCTGAAGAACTGAGATTTAAGATCATGCATTTTAATTCTTTTAAACCACGCATCTATAAAATTTCTTGATTTTTGTGTGCCGCCTTCAAGATAAATGTCTGAATCAGCAAATTCAGATAAAAGATCTATTGTGCTTCTAAATGTAGCTATGTTGAAATAAGCTTTTTGGCAAAGCTCTATAGCCTCTTTAACGCTTACAGAATCTTTTGAATACTCAAATGGCAAAAGACCATCCTTAATATTCTGGAACCTATTTTTAGTAGGATTTATAGTAATTCTATTATTTCTTTTAGAAGTTCTTTTTGTAGGCTCTGAAAGTCTAGAAGCTTCTACGCTTTCGTAGATACTATCTCCTATAAGTTCAGGGTTAAAGTTCTCAGCTTCTGAAGAAAGTAGATTTTCTATAGGTTGCTCAGTTTTTCTAAATTTGTTCCAATAATCAGATCTTTTGGTATATTTTCGTGGCATATAAAAGTTTACACTAAAGTTATAAAAGTTACTTTTAAACTTTTCAACTTGAATGCAATGCTATACTAAAATCTGCATTAACAGTGCCATTGGACCCATTAGCGTTTACAATATCTACATATACATCTGTTTTAGGTTCAAGAGTAATAGGGGCCTCTAATTCTTGTACATGAGAATTTTCTGTAGAAATAGAAGTAACCTCTTTAACTCTAGGAACTTTGCCGAATTCTCTTGTTTTAAAATGTAAACTGTAGCCTATAGTTGATGAACTAGAAGTATTTAGAGCAGAAGCTGCGTATTGAATTAAATAACCTGTTGTATTTGCTGGGATAGTATAAATTGCCATTAAAGTTTGGTTATTTCCACTAAGTATTTTAGCATAAGAAGTACTATCATCTCCACTTGCATGGATATTGATAATACCGTCAAAACTTGTAGCGCCGTCATTAAAAACTCTAAAAACCCTACTCCAAGTACCATCAACATTTACAACGCCTGTGCCATTTAATAATCCTGTCGCTGTTTGGCTATTAAAATCAGTATCTAAACCTAAAACACAATAAGCTTGGTTGTCAGAATTACTACTAGATGATATTTGAATACCAGTTCCACCATCAGGAGGAAATACATATTCTGTAGAACCATCCCATACTGTTTCTGGAGAGTTAACACTAACAGAGTTTGGCACATTTGGGTTACTTCCATACTTGAATTCATGAGAATCCGCAGTTGCTGATAATCTATCTCTAAAAGACCCTAAATCTCCCAAACCCATCGGTCTCCAATGAGAGTTCGGCTTATCCCATATATAATTAAATGGAATTCCTAAATTTCTGCTGGCTGCAATATCCCATGCGCCTGTAACAGTAGGATCTGAAGGCATATACTTTATTACACCTTTAAATAGCAAAAGGGACAAAAGTACTCTCTATCCTTCTCTCCGCTGTAGCATTCTCTGAATCAAAGAATACTTTAGCAAACCAGTTTCCTAAAACCAAAGCAGAATATGAGTCTTTTCTAGCTCTATTTGGACCTTTTTGTCTTCTAAGATTCTGCGGCAGATTAAATGACTGAGAGCCTTGTGGATTAGCTACAACTTCTATGTTTGCACATTCAGATTTAGTTAATTCAACTATTGACTTCTGATGATCAATAAAATCAATCATTAAAGCTCCTTTTGAAGAACCCAACATTTTCATATCCCATTTAATTTTGTCTATGGGTATATTTTTCTTTCTCTGCTCGTCAAAGTGTGTGTCTACCGCTCTAGAAGCAAATAATATTCTTTTATGGTCTATTGCCGCCTGTAGCATCTCATTAGCATTCCTATTCCAGTTTGCTGTTGGTTTTCTTAGTATACAATAGTTTCTTGACTTTACATTGTATTGACTCTTGAAGCTCATTATGTCTGAATGCCAGTTTTCTGGTTTTTCTAAATCAACATCTATAACCCCAATCTTTATATTTTCGTTTTTGAAGATAGCGCTCTCGTTACATGAGTTTATAAACTGGACACCGCCGTTATAGTCCCCACATATACCAACTATGTTAAAATATTTAATCAGATATAAAAAATACTGCATATGCTGCTTCAGAGATACTCCTGCTATAGCATAGCTATGAACTAAGCAAACTTTCTGAGAATCTCTATCTATCTTGAAAACATGCATAGCAAAATGGTCAGCACTTGTGTTTCCCGCCCAGTTAGGGTCAAAGGACAAAATATATTCATCACTAGGGTTTCCAACAATTTCAACTGCTGGCATTTCACCGTCTGGTATTGTACAAGCAGCCATTTTTGATAATCTAAAATATCCATCACTTTCATCTATAAATTGTGCGCCAAACTCCCTCTTAAACTGCATTTCACTCATTGTAGCTTTTGCCTGTTTAAGCAAGTTCTGATCATAAAGTCTTGATGGAGCGCAGTCATAACTTAACTGCATTATCAGTCTATAAGCATCATCCTTAAAATCGTCTTCTTCATCGCCCTCTTTTACCCCCAAACCATTTATTAAATCTTCATACTTCTTATAAAGTTTATACATGTACTCAAATTTGAAGGATGGAGATGAAAGAATAATTAATTTGTTATTGGGCCAAATATACCGATCCTCTTCCTTCATCTCACCTTTGTCGATTAATTTGGATTCGAGGTTGTATAATTCCTCGCGCTCGATAGGGTTTTCCACCACACCCAGAAAAGGAATAATAACTTCGTTAAAAATCTTTTCTGGTATAGTTAAAAACTCATCCAACACTATCCTATTAAATCGAAATCCACGAAGCCTTTCCCCATTAGCCAGCGGCAGTGCTATAGCTCTGCTACTGCCAAGAGTCAATGTCCACTGGTCAGTTCCTTTTTGTATTTTAAATCCACATTCTTTAAGTAAACTAGCTTCTGGTTTACTCAATATATCTTCCATCTTCTGAAAGATTTGCTTAGACTGTCTGAAACTACCCGCTATAACGCCTATATTTGCTTTAGGATTGAGGAGACACTCTAACAGCACATATATTGCTGTAGAGAAGGTCTTAGACATTCCTCGTGAGAATACGAACATAGAATAGTCAGACACCATCATCCCTTTAATAGCCATAGCTTGGAATGGAAATAGTCTAACGCCTAAGAACATTTCCGAGGTGAATGAAATATTGTTTCTTAGAAATTTATATAAGTAGTATCTAGCATCTTCTTCTTTGATGCTTCCTTCCATAGCTTTGAGTTGTTCATTTAACTCTGTAGCTGAATGGTCAAGCCGATATCCTTGTTCTCCTTTGTTCCAAGCCATGTACTTTCTCGTCTATAAAATATTGTAAATCTACATTCCACAAATCCTTACCGTAAAAAAGTATTTTTGGTATTATCTTCTTTGCTCCTGCTCTATTGTGGGCAAATATGATTTGTAAGTTTCTAGGGTATTCTACCATTAAAGCTCTGACATTGTGCCAGAGATAACTTAAGTTGGATTTGAATTTAGATCTTTTATTATGGTTTTCTAGTTTTTCTATATTTGTTTCTGCTACAACAAACATATAAGAATCAAATTGCACACATCTATCCATCTCCCTCCTAAAGCGGTTGATGTCTTTACCGAATGTGTGTCTGAAATCATCTTGTGCTTTTCTATCTACAAATGTTTTAGAGTAAAGCTCTCCTCCAACTGTATAGTCCCCAAAGTCTAATTTGTTTTGTATAGCATTCTTAAATTTAAGTGGGGCTTTCTCTCTTGTGTCTACAAAGATTTCTATATCGTCATGTGGGTCATCCCAGAAGTTTCGGGGCAGAGATTTTGTATAGAAGTTCTCTATTTCTAATTCTTGTAAAAAATTAGAATAGCTTCCCCATAATTTCTTATAGAGATTAATATTAGCCATCTCTGATAAATCATAGTAAAGATTCGGCGGAGATAAACCAATCCCCTTATAAGAGAATTTATCTTGTGCTTTTGATTTGAGTAACGTCTTTACTTCTTTATTTGGGGCAGAATTTACCCATTTTATAAAATTATCATAACTAGTAAAATTATCTCTGAAATACTGATCATAATTTTTGAATGGAATTCTGTCATTTGTATATAAATCCCTTCTATCAAAATGTTTTACATAGTAATCACCTATAGTCAAAGCATGTACTTTTAAATGAAGATGAAAACCTCTTCGGCTATCAAATTCTTTGTCACATTCTTTGCACTTGTATTTCATTACAGTAATTCTTTTTTAGATATTCCAAGTATACGAGCTTTGTACTCATCCATAGTCTCAAGTCTATCAGCTTCGTCTTCAACGAGCTTATTTTGCATCTCTGCCATGAGGATCATACGATCTCGCTCTTCTTTTTCTTGAAACGCTTCGACGAGTGCTGCGATACTACCATTTTCTTCTCCACGCGCTTTCAGTCGCGCTTGCCTACTTCCGTTAAGATCTTTTGTGAGCGATTCTATCCTTTTCTCACATTGGTTGAGTTCTTCACTAGTAGCTTTGATTATTTCTGTTAGTCTTATAGTAATATTCTGCTCATTCTCAGAATCATTGAGCATAGCATTGAGTTTGTCTATTCTCTGTTGAATATGCTTTTGGCGTACATAGTTTGTACATACAGTGATATACAAATTAAGCTCATCATTAGTTAAATCGGGCTTGTCCCATACAGTCCTTACATATTCACTCTCAAATAATTCTCTATCTGCTATTGTAGAATATTGATTGATAAAATGTACAAATCTTGGACTCTTGAGATACAACAAGAGCTTTTCGCACATTTTTTTATGTTTTGTTTGTATTGTTATTTCATCAAAGTTTTGTCCAGCCCAGTCATTCACTTTTTTGATAGCTCTAGATAAGGACTTTGGCGGCGACCACTTATCATTTGTTAGCATTTCATTATCATCAACTATCTCTGGGCGATACTTTCTCAGAAAGTCCATAGTCACTCTATGCTGCTGACTAAGCGGTTGTATATCTCTATCCTTAAAAGTCAAACGAGCAACTTCTAGCGCGTTCATTCCGCGCTCTATATTGTTACTCATTAAAAATTGCTTTTGCTCTGTTGTTAAATCTATCTCTTCTGCTTTGTCAACCAAAGTAGTTTTGTAGGTTAAATCGCTTTTAATCAAGAATGCTCTAACAGCCCTACCTTGCTTCGACCTACCATCCAAACTCTCATCATCAAACACTTTTTGGGTGATATCTCTTAAATCGGGGTTTGATTTAAATAATTTTTCTATTTGTTGTTTTTGTTCCTCTGTCAATGTTACTTCACTCATAGTATATCGTTGTCCTCTATTATTTTAATTGCGATTCTATAAAATTTCTTTTTTAAATTAGATATTTGCTTATATCTTATTGTTTTTCTTTTAGTAGAGTCTCCTTTGAAGCCAAATTTCTTAGCAACCTCTTTCTCATCCTTATGCTCAATATAAAGCATGGCATATATCGCTTTATGCCGCTCACTAAGCTGAGTCATCACTAACTCATGCAACCTCCCTGAAGATAGCTTATAATCTAGCTGATCTTTAATCGATGAAGTATTCTGAGTTGCAACACCATCATCTAATGTTAACGGCAACTTAATATTATACGCCCGCTCTTTCTTTTTCTTCCACTTTTCAAAATCAGCACATGTTCTGTCCTGATCCCCACTCTTTGTCCAATCACACAATGTTCCGCCCATGTTGTACTGACATCGTAAACACGGTTTAGCAAAACTAGTATAATTATTCCTGATCAGATTCTTTATCTGATTAGAGATAATCATAGAAGCCCAAGGTTTAAATGGGCGCGACTGATCCCAAAGATGCCACTTATTATAAACGTGTAAGCGAATTATTTGACAAACGTCATCATAGTCTAACCATGCTAATGCGCTTAATTGCCATTTAGGTCTATATTTTAATAAAAGCTGATCTAGATCTTCGCGTTTATCTTCAAACGCCTCCTTCATCTACATCTCGCATTATTGATGAAGCACATTCTTTTTGAATCTGCTTAATCAAGGCATCTCCTTCAGCATTGGTTGAAGCTGGTCTACTTTTATACTCTGGATTAGCATCCGCGGCAGTAGAGCTAGCTATTATATCTTTTAAAGTTGTTTTAGCTGAACTATAATCAACAGAAATATCCCTCTTTAACTTATTAACATCAATAGAATCAATAGATGACTCCTTTTCTGGCTCTTCAGCCACTTTAGCTTTAGTTATTCCTGCTAAATTATGCCCGCAACTAGAACAAAACTTAGGTTTACTTACTTCATAAAGTATTTTAAACCCGCACGACACACAAAACATTTTATTCATAGCTTTATTTTATTAATTTAAATTACTTTTTTCAATTTTTTCTACTAAATAGCCTATAATCTTATCCCTCATTACATCATCCTTAGTAAACTCCAAATGATGTATACCATAACTTCGACTCTCCTCATCATCAAATACTTCACAAAACTTAGCAAACCCCGTTTTCTTAATATCACTCTGCATCGTATCTCCACATATAAACAATGTGCTATTTCTGCTTATTCTTGTTAGTATTGTAGTAAGTTCTTTTATAGTCATATTCTGAGCCTCATCTACAATCACAACTTTATTTCTCCATGTAGCTCCCCTCATAAAGTTAATTGGAGCTGCTTGGACGACTTGTTTCATTTCAATATGTTTCTTTTCTGCGGGACTCAGTAACTCCTCCAATTTATCTTCTAACGGTCCAACGTATGGTCCAAATTTATCATCCATCGTACCTTTCAGAAAACCCATCCCCTTATCGGCACTCTCGGCCAAACTTCTCAGATATAAGATATTAAGCAGATTATCATCATAGTGTTTATATAATGCTGTATATATAGATAAAAAGGTCTTCGCCGTTCCTGCTGGCCCGCTTATAAAGACAACCCGCGTTTGTGGGCTTCTCATAATCTTATGAAACTCTGACTGCTTCTCTGTTAACTCAATGTGGCCCAAAGACCTGTTTTGCTTATATGACATATATAGTTAAATAATTTTACACATATTACGCTTCTGGTGGCAAGATGTTTATAGAAATCACCACCCCCCGCGGCTTCGGCTGTCAACTGAAAAGTCAAAAATTCTCAAAAAACCCTCCCCTCTGCAAAAAAACTTTAATTTTTTTACTTTTAGCTATTGACTTTTTGCTAAATGTATGGTATACTTACAGCATGAAAAACAAAGAATTAATTAGTCGTTTAGGAAATGGAACTGAAATCACTGCTCGCGGTGAGTGGTTCGTGGTAACAGATACAGACTTCGAAAACGGGTTTGTGTGGGCTATGGATCAAGACGGAGGCGAGCAAGAGATCGCCATCGACTCAATCGATGACATCAGCGAGAGCTTGGCTGACATGGTTAGCCGTGACTGGTCTCCAATGCTCAACAAGTTGAGCTTGTAAAAAAAAAAAAAAAAATATACTTTTATCCTTGACTTTTAACTTAAACTGTGGTATACTTAGATATGAAAAATAATAAAGACTTCGTTCTCTACGCTAAAGCTAGCGTGTTCCCTGTTGGCCATGAAAATCATGGCAAGCGTCTCCTCATGGAGCGTGGTTCTGTTGCCTTCCTTGAGGCAAAATGTGCGATGGCTCGCATCAAGCCGTCAAAGGTCGGCATCGTGTCAGCTTGGTTCTGGCAGAATGTTCTTAAAGAGGAACTAACAATTCCTCACAAGGGCTAAAAAAAAATAAAAAAGATCTTGCGTTTAACTTGAACTTGTGCTATAGTAGAAACATGAAAATAACTGATATAGAATTAAATGACAGAGTAACTTTTAAGCATGGCGACAACTTGGAGTTTGTTGACACTGGGGTTGTGTTTCACATTGAAGACAACTGCGTACACGTTGAGGTTAAAGAATTAGATGAGGTCTTCGAAGTAGTAGAGGAAGAAATCTTAGAAGCTTGGTTCTAAAAAAAAATAAAATAAATACTTGCGTTAAATAAAAATCTGTACTATAGTTAAAACATGAAAACGAAAGAAATGTTAAAAATCGAAGCCACCATCAAAGCAACTGAAAGCCTTGTTGAGTGGATAGCCCAAAGCGATCAACTATCCGATAAGGAAAAGCAGGAGGCAACACTTAAGCAAATGAGACAGCTCAACGCTCTCGTAGCCGCGGCAAAAAACACAAACGAAAAACTTGGGTTCTTTGCTAGAAAATTCAACGCGAGTATAGCCGCTGTGAAAAAACTAGAAATAACAAAATAAAAACTTGCATTAACTTTAAATTCAACTATACTTACATCATGAAAAAATTCTTTACTCAATTGTTCGACCAGTTCACTGTCACTTGTCTAATCACAAACATCTTTAATCTTTTCATCTGTCTGCTCGCAATCTCATTAGGAGAAGAGTCTTGGCTGTCACTTAGGAAAAGTGTTCACGGTTTAACTGGTGGCACAATCTTGTTCATCATGTTTGGGCTTCCGTTAGTGTGGGCTTTCGTTATGGTGTGGCTCAATAGAGCGGTTAATAAACTTAACGGAGTTTCCTAACAATGTCAAAATCAGGCAGAGAAAAACTAAAGAGCTGGCGCGAGTCAGCTCAAAACTTTCTAACAGAAACACTAAACTCTAACATGACACCAAAACAAAGAAAGCAAGTTTGGGAATCCCTAACAGAACCAAAACCGACATGGGAGACTTTTAAAATAATGTTAGGACATCACAAAGATCCTAACACTGTACTACAAAAGTGGCGAGCATGGAACGACAAAAAATCCTCGTAACTCGTTGAGCGTCAAGGAGTTACAGCGACGCGGCATCCCCCGCGCGGCGTAACTTGTTGATAATCAAGCACTTACAGAAGTTCTTACGCAAAAGCTTGTCAAATAAAAAAACAAAAAAGTTGTCAAGTAAAAAATAAAATAAAAAAAAATAACAAAAAAGTTTTGACTTTGTTTTTAGCCTGTGATATAGTCAGGCATGAAAAATTCACTTACTACTTCAGACATCAGAGATCTTACTAACGAGGGAACCGAGTTCGGCGTGGACAATCGCGCAATCAACGAGCTTCTAAATGAGGCGCAGGAGCGCGAGGAGTTCGAGGCGTGGCTCGACAGTCGCATGGATGACGCTCGCGCTCACATGGATGCGAAATGGGCAAAGCAGGATGAGCCTGATCTGCACCTCGACGCGCTCACCGAGGGGTGAGCAAAAAAAACACAAAAAAGTTCTTGCTTTTAATTCTAATCTGTGCTATAGTTACATCATGAGAAATTCAAATCTATTCATCTTTACCCGCACCACATACGAATGCAATCCGCCATCTTGCGGCGGCAACTGGGACCACGGCGAGGAGGTCACCGTGTCCATGTCGCGCTCGCCTAAGTTGGCCTGTGCCATGAACCCCCGCCGTAGGAGCAACAGGGGCGAGTACAAGGGGCCAGAATGCTCTGTGACCACCCGCCACTACGGGGCGCAGGGTGTGCCTACCATGAGCCATTTCGTGCTGAAAAGGGGCAACAAGGTCATCTGGGACTACTGGGATTGACCAGTAAAATCTTGCGTAACTCGTTGAAACTCAACGGGTTACGCGGGCGGCGGCATACCGCGGCGGGCGTAACTCGTTCACACTCAACGACATACAGAAGTTTTTACGAAAACATTTGTCAAATAAAAAGTGCAAAAAAGTTTGTCAAGCGAAAAATAAAAATAAATAAAAATAAATAAAAAATACTTTTTTTACTTGCTTTTTTCTGAAAGTATGCTATAGTATAAACATGAAAAATAAAATTCCTTTAAAAATCGCGGAGGCGGTAGTCAAATCAGCGCCTCGTTTCACTGAAGACGCAGATCTTTTAATCTTTCAAATTGCTAGAGATCTTAATCTTAAATCTGAAGCGGAGCTTGCATTCTGTAAACACATAGTTAATAACGCTATAGAACTTTGCAAACAAGGCAAAGGTTCGGATTTGAAAAGGAATCAAAGCTCTCTCATGCTTTTAGCCCTCTTCTCAGTTTGCTCTCAGTTTGGAAAACTATAAACTTCATAAAGTAATAAAAAAAAACTTGCGTTTAATTCAAATCTATACTATACTTACCTTATGAAAAATGATGAACAAATAATTGAGTTAATGAAAATCGCCGATCAACTCCGCGCGGAGGTCATCGGTGCATCTGGTCAAGCTCAGGCTATGGCTATGGATCTAAACATCAGCACTGACACTGCTGAAAACTTCAAGCGCCTTGAAGCTCGCCTTGATAAAGCTCTCGCAGATCATAGCGAGAGAACCGACGCAATAGTCTTCGGCGAAAAAGATCCAACCGATTGGCAAACACCTTTCAGTAAACTAACATTGTAATAAACTCTAACCTTTTACTAAAATGAAAAATAGAATTGATGAAATAATAACTAAATTACATAATGGAATTGGCGAAGCTGCCTTTTGCCTTTTTGTAAAGGATGGCGAAATCGTCGCCAAAAGTCTTCTTGAAGGTGAAGACCTTGAGTTTAATATCAGGTATGTCGGCACTGACATCTCTGACATGACAGTAAAACCTCTAACAAAGAAATAAAATGACTGAAGAAAAAATTCAAAATCAAAATAGAAGTAATCTTTTAAGAGAGTTAGCAGATATAAAATTCAAGCTTCACTTTATGCACAATGATCTACGATTCAAAGAGAACAAAAAAGAAATTGTTGATCAGTTAGAGGAGTTGTGCGACATGATCACAAAAAAAAGATTTGGATAATGTTAGAGTTTTAGTAAAGAGTTAGGCATTGCGGCGGGCTGTTATCTGTCTGGTTAATTTTTCATCGCCTTGAGGTAATCGCATAAAAGCCTCGTAACTCCTTCAGCGTCAACGAGTTACAGCGACGCGGCATGCCCCGCGCGGCGTAACTCCTTGATAACCAACGACATACAGAAGTTTCTACTTAATAAGAGTATCAATCAAAATATCTTCACAACTCGTTGATACTCAACGAGTTACGTTGTCAAGCACTTTCTATTTGTTATTTGTTAGTATAACCTGCAACCTTGCACGAATTTATAAATAAATATTTGACTCTTTCGCCTTTAACCTGTACAGTACACCATGGACACAACCGCAAAAGAACTAATAGAAGATTTGAACGCTATACTTAACGACTTCAAAATGGACATGGTAGAATCATATGATCCAGACGCTATGAAGTTCGCTTCGGTAGACATAGAAGAAAAAGTTGACTCGCTTATAAAAGAAGTAAATGGATTATTCGATTCGGCTTATCTGTAAAAAAAATTAATTTAAATACAAAAAAATACTTGCAATTAATTTCAACCTGTGGTAGATTACCTATATGAAATTAGAACACTTAAATCCTACACAACTAGCATCATTCTTAGCAGGTAAAACTGTTAGATACACAAACACTAAAAAAGAATCTTCTGTTACAGGAGATAGAACAAGAACTTTTAAAATCAACTCCATTGACAGAGTTGGCAGACACGTTGACACAAGCGAGCAGTTTATAACCGCAAAAGTTTCAGACGTTGATGACTCTGGCACTGAGAAGTACAGAAATTTATATGTTGACAGCATTGATGTCATAGTATAATGTAAATATAGTGAAGGGTGGCGAGATTTGGTACTGGTCAAGTTCTTACGGAAATCTCGTCGCCCTAGCCTACAAAATCAATCACAATAATATAAAAATAAAACTATAACTAACATGGCAAAGACATCCGAATCAGTTCGCATTGAAGTGAAAAACAAAGACCAAGCAACGCTTTTAAATTATGCGCTTGGTGTAGTACATCAGACCTTGGCAGAAAGAATGTCAGAGGTGGCAGATGATAAACTTGACCACTTCATTGATAATGTAAAGTGGACACGCAAACACGCTAATACATTAAACGAAAAATTTGCGTTAAACGCAGAATAATCCTAGGAGGGTATAGTCACCGAGTCTAGACACAGTTTGGTCTATAGTGAAAACATGAAAGCAAATTGTTTCCCTAGGCTCAGCCTCCTACAGCGAGGTCTTCGATAGATACCTCAGTCCTGACATGACGGACAAGCATAAGTAGGCAAGTGACGATGAAACATTGGTATGGTTATAAAGGGATTTACCGCCAACTCCGAAAGTGAGTACAATCCCAAACCTAAATACTGGAGGCAAGCCCCAACGGAGCGCTCCCGCCAGTAGGGGAGCCGTCGATAGGTTTTCATAGTTGTTGTCCTATCGGCGGTTTCTTTTTGTTCTGTTAACTTTCTCTATAACTCGTTCACCCTGAACGAGTTACGAAGATGCGGTATGCCGCGGCGGCCCTAACTCGTTGATACTCAACGAGTTACACACATTACTACTCTTTTACTATGTAATCCCTTGTCAACTAAAAAATAAAGTTTTTTTGTCAAGTAAATATTTGACTAAATATCGGGCAATGTTGGAGCGATTTTTTTTCTTTTTTTTGTTTTTAGTGCTTGCACATTTTCTTTTTTGCGGTTATAGTTGGGCATGGCATTGATATATGCAAAAAACAAACTGGAGCCAATCACCTTGCCAACGGCAGGGTCGGTCTGGACTCGCAGAGAGCGTGAGCTTCTATCCGTAGAAGATCAGCTTAAGGCGGTAAAAACGCCTGAAAAGACGGCTACTCATACGCCGATCCCACACAGCCTACTTGTCTCTAAGGCACGTAAGGCTTTAGGTAAAGCAGGTTTCTCCATCTCGGAGGAGGAACACGCCCTCGCTAGAGGGGGTCAACGCTACTTCGGTGGCTTCGCTCTCAGAGGTGAGGGCATCACAGGCGATGATCGCCGTTTGGTCTTCGGGCTACGTAACTCAAGCGACAAGTCCACAGCGGCTTCCGCTTGCATGGGTAATTCCATGTTGGTCTGCGACAATATGTGCTTTTCGTCTGACGTTAAGCTCGCTCGCAGACACACTGTCAATATCCTCCGTGATCTTGACGGAATGCTAGCCAAGGCTATCAGCCGTATCCGCTCATCTTGGGCTGATATGGGTCAGAGGATCGAAGCCTACAAGGAGGCTGAGATTTCTCCAGAGGTTGCAAGCAACCTTGCTGTTGACCTTGCCGAGTGCAAGGCACTCCCTGAAAGGGATGTGTACAAAACTGTCAAGGAGTTTCGCGACCCTCGACACCCTGAGTTCAGAGGTAACACCCTCTGGAACCTCTACAACGCTGTCACTGAGAATCTCAAGGGCGGTGATTTGTCTAAGCTCCCAGAGCGCACTATGAAGATGCAGAGCCTCTTTGATGGTGTGGCAGGTCATCGTTCGGCAGTTTTGGAAGCTGATGTCCTAGTTAAAGAGAAGGAAGCGGAACGGCTTGCGGAGGCTGTGGAGCCTGTTAACTGGGGTGACGGTGTGCCACTTGATCCAGAGTCATTTGACATACTTCCAGCCTAGTTGAAACTCGTCACGCCCGACCCGAAAGGGTCGGGTTTTTTTTGTGTTTTTAACTTGACACATAATAAAGTAAAAAGTTCTGTAAGTCGTTAAGTATCAACGACTTAGGGGCGGCGCGGCATGCCGCGCCTTCGTAACTCCTTGATACTCAAGGAGTTATAGACAAACATTGAACACACAAAAAGAATAAGTCAAGCAAATAATAAAAAATAATAAAAATTAATTTAAATTGACAATCAATCCATTTAGTTTATATTGTTACCTATGAGCAAAGAAAATAAAAACCATCAAATATATACTTGGCATACTAACGGTGAACAACACATTTATAGTTGGTATACCTATAAGGATGCAGTAAAAAAGATAGAAGCAATAAAGTATGAAGAGCCAACTCTTTCATCCTATGAAATAAACGTAGGCAATAAAACAGTAGAAAACGGGTGCTTCGCACATAGTGAATAAAAAATATGAGATACTTAACACTAAGCAATTCTAAAATCCTAAAAGGATTCCAAAAAGGTTTCATAACTTATGGTCTTCACTTTGCACCGTCTACTTTGTCGGGGCGGAATGTTTGTCCTAATGCTAGTGCAGGATGTGCAGCAGCTTGTTTAAATACAGCAGGTCGGGGCATGATGAACATGGTACAAGAAGCTAGAATAAACAAAACAAATAAGTTCTATGAGAACAAGTTTGAGTTTGTGCTTCAGTTAGTGAAGGATGTTCAAGCGGGCATAAGGTTTGCGGCACGTAAACAAATGAATGTTTGTTTTCGTTTAAACTTAACAAGTGATATTCGTTGGGAGAAATACGGCATCATGCAGGAGTTCCCAAAACATCAATTCTACGACTACACAAAAAGCAAAGAAAGAATGAGAGCTTTTCTTTCTCGTAAAATGCCATACAACTACCATCTTACTTTTAGCAGAGACGAAACAACAGACATTGAGTTTATAAAAGAAGTAATTAAAAAAGGCGGTAATGTTGCAGTTGTGTTTGATGAGATTCCAAAAACTTGGGAAGGCATGGAAGTTATCAGTGGCGACGATCATGACTTGCGTTTTACTGATCCTCATGGTAAAATAATCGGACTAGAAGCAAAAGGCAAAGCCAAGCACGACAATTCAGGATTTGTTGTGAAGGTAAAGTCGGAATCGGAACAACAAAACCAGAAGAAATAAGATGGGTTGGAGACCAATAAAAGACGAAAAGATTTTACACCGTTGGAGATGTGTTTGTGATGGACGCAATGATCCTGAAGGTATAAAATGGAATAGCTCAGTTCATACCGTAGAGGTTAGCCCTGACTGGTACGAAAACAATGGAACTCCCGTTTGCATGAATTGTAGCGAGGATATGCAATACATAGAAACACTTTTGGATTGCAAATTCGATCCAATGAGAGAAACTTTAGTAATATCAGTAAGAGAAGAAAGACAAAAAAATGACAGCTAATCACACAAATCAAATTCGTGTTTTCCTAGAAGAAACACAAGTTCTACTAGACATCAAGTACGATAACAGCAAAGGCTTAATGAATGCCGTTAAGACATATCAAGCAAAGATGTTTAAGAAGATTCCACATATAGACGGTTCAGAAGTTTTAGATGAACTACCGCCTTACTTTGTAGAGAATGACCCGATAGAAAAAATGGTAATTGAGTTGATCTATAAAGATAGGCGTGGTACATTAAAAGACGGCATGAGCATTTAAAAAAATGCTTGGCGAAACATTCCTTTTTAGTTTAATAGTAATCACACTTTTTGTAACAGTAATTCAGTTTTTATCATGAGAAGTATTCCACACGAACCTGACTTAATAGATCAGGAAAAAAAAGAAACGTACGAAAATCTTTCTAAGATTGTAGGGGATGCTTGCGAAGCATGGCTTCGCAAGAAGGGAATAGGAACATACAGCTTTAGAGATCAAATGAATAATAGCTATCAAGAACAGATGGCTAAAAAGAATAAATAAAAAAGTTTCCTTACATGGTATATTGTACATCAGCTAGGAGTAGAGTCTAGGGAGATCCTAGAACGAGGGTTTTTACGATAAGAGGTTCCTTCTGTATTCATTCCCTTTTATCGGTTGTGTTACTCTTCTTTTGATCACTTAGCTGATGTATAAAAAAAGATTATGAAAAAGAAAAAACCAAAATTGCCGACTAACTCACTAGAGGGTAGAAATATGGTACGCCACCCGATGCCGCCACCCACCACTAGCCACACGGATAAAAAGAAGCGATTAAATAAGAAAAAATGTCGTAAGTCGTTGGATACCAACGAGTTAGGCGGGCGCGGCATACCGCCAGCGGTGTAACTCCCTAAGCCTCAATGACTTTCAGAAGTTAACCTCTAAATAAAGTAATAATATAAATAATAGGAAAAACTACAACACACTTATTTGTTTATTATAGCTCTAACCTACAACCTAGCACTTAGTACAATCGAATCATTCCTGCGGTTGACCTTAATTCTAGCTTACCATAAGTTTCTGCTTTCTTGCCACCTATCCATCTAGTAGACCAATCTTTAATCTTCGGTCTTCTATGATATTTGCAGTATACTTCACCTGTATCTTTATTAACGACTATATATTTGGGTTTTAGTGATTTAACCGATCCACCATGGTCTTCATCCTTGTAGCATCTCTCAGGCTTTGCACCTATCTTAACACACATCTTCTTCCATACATTGTCGTGTCCATGACCTCTGCCTACGAGTGCATGAGCAAGCTCATGCAGTACGGTGTCCTCTGATTCGCTTATTTCATTTATTTGTGTTAATTTTTTGCTAATACCAATTTCTTTTTTAGTATGTCTACATTGGCCATATCTACAAACAGATTTATCCCACACAAACCTCCATCCTTGCTCGAAAAGACCAAATTCTTTTAGTTTATTAATGGCGAATAGTTGAATATGAATTAGTTTATTAGGGTGCATGATAATAATTGGGCAATAGTTAATATAAGAGTTAATAATATAATAATAAGTAATGTTAGTTCTGATAAAGAGGGCATTAATAATTTTGGTCTACTAAGTGTTCAATGTGTTGTTCAATATACTCAGCAAACTCATTAATCTTTTTTATGTGTTTAGCCCGCTCATCTCTTGCTTCCTGATAAGGAGCTTGTCCTTCCTGATAGGTAGCAATGTAGTAATCTCGTGGGTGAAATGTACTAGCATTAATAGCTTCTCTTAGATCGGCAATAGCAGATAGGATTCTCACATTATCTTTGAGCAGAGTCTCCCTGTCTGTGCCATTGAAGTTAACTGTTGGCAATGGATATTTTATAGCTTTATTCATGATGCCGCATAGTACCATCTTCGATGGTACTGGTCAAGAATAAAAATTAATTAAAATAAAATTAAGTCACACAAAAGATAAAGTGTGATTATACAAAACAACAAATATAATAATGCTTCTATCCTGTTCATGCTTATTAAGGTTTTTTAGTATAAAGTGGCGACTTTTATACTTACACTTATTAAGCAAAATATCTGACATTCTAGCTTCGCTTATTAAGCCAAATATCCGACAACCTACCAACATTTATTAAGGAAAATATTTGACAACCTAGCACCTTTATTACGCCCGATATCCGACATTCTAGCCCCGAATAAAAAATAATTTAAATTGTATTTTTATTAATTTAAATTCGAATAAAAAATAATAAAAAATAATATTAATTAATTTAAAATAATTTTTATTAATTTAAATTAGACGCAAGAAATAAGCTAGAATCAGCTATTATTTGCTAAAATATCCCTAAACTTAGCCCTTCACGCTAATATAATAGTATATATTTTATTTTTAGGGCGTAGGGTACTATCCTACATCTTTCTCCAATTTGTCCCAATATCTCCCAAATGCTATATTATTAGTCTATTCTTTATATTCTCTATTATACTTATCTATATGATTATATGGTATGTATAGGTAGTATACTGTATTTTAAATTAATAAAAAATAATAAAAAGGTAATTAAAAATAATTTATTATAAATTATGTTAAAGATTGCCCCGAAAGTCACCAATATATTTTATCTTAGCTTCTCTACGAGCTTTTATTGCATCTTCTTTATTAGTGAATAATCCTAAATGTTTTGACTCCCCGTTAATCATAATGTAAGCTCTCCACTTTTTACTGCTTTTATGCCAAGAAACTCCTATTACACCGCTAGTATTATTCCTGTTTAAATTAACACGATTCATTTGATTTTGAAAGAAACTCGCTAATCTTAAATTGTCAATTTTGTTATTAGCTTTATCCCCATCTATATGGTCTATGCATTTTTCCAGTGGGTCTACACCATGATACATATAATAAGCTAATCTATGAGCAAAATAGTCACGACCTTTAAATTTAATTCGCACATAACCGTTTCCATTCGCCCTCCCTGCTACTTGACCGACTTTAACAGGAATACTTGATTTTTTTATCCAAGTAAATATCCCTGTATCTGGGTTATAATCTAAGAATTCTTTTAATTCTTCTAGCGGTGGCATTGGTCTATATTTCATTATAATTATGCTAAAGATAGCCCCAAATCTAATTGATCATCAGGTTTTATTTGTTTCTTCCTTTTAGAATTCTGATTATCTGCATACTTTTTGTGATACTTGTCATAAAACTCTTTTTCTGTCATTGTTTTATAATCTGGTGGAAGACTATTATCTATATCGTTTAAATTTGCAATATAATGATCTCCCGTTCTCTTTTTATAAACATCTATCGCTTTTAAGTAAGCTCCAACATAACCATATTTTAAAATTGCAAAGGCTTTACTTTCTTTTCTTCCAGAAACATAACGTTGAAAAGACCAGATACCTCGTAGGTGGTCATAGATTATATGAGGAGGCAAATTATTCTCTTTTTTTCTTTGTTTCTTTAAGTTTTCAGCATGAGTTAATAATTGTAGATTCTTTTTTGTATCTACTTTGACAATAAATTTACAATTTTGAAGTTCAAGATCTTTATCATGATCAACCTTTAGGTTATCTACTATATAATAATAATCTTCTGTTTCTATAACTCTTGGATCATCTTTATTTAGCATGATATAAACAATTCTGTTAAATCCATAATCATGGTATTGCCATCTAATGTAATACCTAACGTCACAATAATGTGTCTGTTGATGGAATTTAAAACCACCTATACGCTTGCCATTAATATAAGGAACTAAAACATTTTTTAACAAAAAACCCTCAAATCCAAATTTCTCTCTTGCAGTAATCTCAAAGTCCTCCACTCTTAACTCTATGTTATCAATAAGTGCTTTAGGTATTGGTTTAGCTTTCATCTTTATAAAATTCTCTTGTCCACCCATCATTATATGGGCTATTTGCATTTATTCTATTATTTAGCTCA